ATGGCTACTAGAGACGTATCAGACGTAGTACAGAATGCACTTGATGATGATGTAGTATTCCCATTCTTCGTTATTGAATTGTTGTTTGATAGTGCGCCCCTTCGTCTCTGGACTGGTGTAGGTACTCTAGTTTTTGAGGGGGTGACTTATACTGGCACTGGCAGTCTTTTGGATGTTAGTAGCATTGAGGAGACCTCTGAGATAGCCGTGAGAGGCGCTACAATCACTCTAAGTGGCATAAACTCCGAAGTTATCTCACTGGCTCTCCAGTCGCCTTATCAGGGTCGTGTGTGCAACATATCCTTTGGTCTCTTTGCTAGAGGTAATCTGCTTCAGGAAGATGGTGCTTTCATTCTCTTGGAAGACGGTTCTAAGATACCTCTTGAGAGTGGTGAAACTGGTCTCACTCAAATCTTCTCTGGTTATATGGATGAGATGAACATTGATGAAGGTGCTGAACTTAGTACTATCCAACTTAAAGTAGAGAACCGTTTGATCGACTTAGAAAGAGCTAGGGTTCGTCGCTATAGCTCTGGTTATCAGAAGTCGGCTTTTCCCGGTGACAAGGGTTTTGATTTTGTAGAAGATCTTCAGGACAAAGAGATTGTTTGGGGTCGTAGTGTCAACAGAGGATAAAATACTAGCCTTCTTACTACAATATCAAAGTGTCCCTTGGTCCAGAGGCTCACACGATTGCGTGTTGTTTATTCAGAAGTACACTGACCAAGTCTGGAACAAACCCTACGCTAATCCCCAAGAGTATCCCTTTGATGATCTGAAGTCTGCATTCAAAGCTTTCCGTGATATTTGTAGTAACCACGATGTAGATAGCTTTGAGGGTGTACTCAACAGTCACTATTACCCAGTACCTTTACCAGTTCAAGGGGGTCTTGTAGCTAAACCTGACACTGAAGGTCTCACAGGATATTCCTACGGTGTCTGCTACAATGGGTTTGGTTACTTCGTAGGAGATGATGGTCTGGTAGCTATTGAACTTAATCCGGCAACTGACTTATATTGGAGTGTTGAATAATGGGCATAGTCGCTGCTCTCATTGGTGCTGCTGTTGCCTCTACCCCTGCATTGGGTGGAGCATTTATTGGTAGCTTGGGGTTTTTCGGCTCCTTTCTCGCTAGGGCAGCTATTGGCATTGCTCTTAACGCCCTCGCACCTAAACCTAAAACACCTAATTTTGCTGGTAACACTGCCCGTCAAGGTTATACAGTTAACCAAAGGGGTTCTGCACTAGAGCATCAGATTATCTATGGTACTATGCGTACTGGTGGTGTAGTTGTCTTTGATGGCACCACAGGCACTAACAACAAATTCCTACATAGGGTCATTGCATTCACAGGCCATGAAATCGAAGACTTTGATGAGATCTATATTAATGATGAGGTAGCTACACTCGACAGCAATGGTAATGTCACTAGCCCATCTAGATACAATGGCTTTGTGCGTATCAAAAAGAAGTTTGGCACTGATGACCAAGCTGCTGATAGCGACCTAGTTAGTGAAGTAGATGAGTGGACTACAGACCATAGGCTTCGTGGTGTTTCCTATTTGTATGTAAGGTTTGAGTTCGATCAAGATGTGTTTCCTAATGGAGTACCTGAAGTCACAGCAGTGGTCAAGGGTAAGAAGGTCTTTGATCCTCGTACTAACACTACTGCCTTTTCGGATAACCCTGCACTCTGCTTAAGAGATTACATTCTTGCTGGGTATGGTCTTGGAGAAGAACTTGCCAATATTGATGATAGCCTTGTCATAGCTGCTGCTAATGTCTGTGATGAGACGGATACTATAGCTGGTACTAAGCGATATACCTGCAATGGTGCTTTCACTACTGGCATCACTCCTTATGACTTACTTCAGGACATGCTTACGTCTATGGGCGGTCTCCTGTGGTATGCTCAAGGTCAGTGGCGTATGAAGCCAGCTTATTATGTAGCTCCTACTATATCGTTTGATGAAGATGATCTTCGTAGTAGTATTGCTGTACAGACGCGTCATTCCCGTAGGGATAACTTCAACACTGTTCGTGGTACATTCCGTGGTCCTGAGACTGACTACCAGATCACAGACTATCCAGAGGTCTCTAATGCTGCATTCATCTCGGCTGATGGTGGTCAAGAGAGTGTAGCTGATATTGAGTTACCATTTACTGATAGCTCTGTCACTGCTCGTCGTATTGCTCTCATAGCTCTTGAGCGTAATCGTCAGCAGCTTACCGTATCAGCGTCCTTCGGTCTTAGAGCTTTTCAAGTTCAAGTTGGCGACATTGTACAACTTAGTGTAGACCGCTTTGGTTGGACTAATAAAGAGTTTGAGGTATCTTCTTGGACTTTTGGTTTGACTGATGACCAAGATCTCCAAGTGCAAATGATTTTGCGTGAGATCAGTGAGAGCGTGTTTGATGAAGTAGATGATGGCGTCGTATATGAGCGTGACAACACTACACTGCCAAGTCCCTTCATTACTGTTGCTCCTCAAAATCTTGTAGTTTCTGACGGTGGCTTCACAACTGATGACGGGACATTTGTAAATAGCTTTATCGTAGACTGGGATGCACCTGATGACGCTTTCGTAGACTTCTATGTTCTTGAGTGGCGTGTACAAGGGGACTCTAAGTTCAAAAGTGTACAACTAGATTCTACAGAGTTTCAGATTTCTCCTGTGATCGGTAGTACTGTTTATGAAATACGAGTGAAAGCTGTAAACACTCTAGGCGTCTCTGGCCCATATGCTAGTACAACCTTCCAAGTTGGTGGAGATCAATCTGCTCCCGGTCCTGTCACGAGCCTTGCTGCTGTTGGTGCTTATCAAACCATCACTATTTCCTACGTACCTCCCGCAGATGCAGACTGGTATAAGGTTAATGTGTACGAAAGCCTAGACAGTAACTTCGTCAACTCTTCTGTAATTGGTAGTAGCACAACAGATGTATTCTACAGACTAAACCTGCCCAACGACATCACTAGGTTTTATTGGGTAGAGACTGTAGACTACTCAGGTAATGAGGGAAGCATAGTTGGTCCTGTATCTGCCACCACTCAGTTAATTGAAGAGAATGATTTTAGTCAAGCTCTGCAAGATACTCTTGAACGGGCTGGTGTAGATGCAGTTAACACTCTCCCCGCTTCTGGTGATTTTGATGGACAGCTTGTCTTTCTCCTCTCAGAAAATAGGCTCTATCGGTGGGTCGAGTCCACATCTTCTTGGTCAACTGAACTCTTTACAGCCATTGAAGATGACTCTGTCACAACTACAAAAATCTCGGATGATGCCGTCAGTACACCGAAACTCCAAGCCTTAGCAGTTGAGGCAAATAAAATTGCTTCTGGGGCGATTGTCACTGATAAACTTGCCGCCGGTGCCGTTGTGTCAAATAAGATTGCAGCAGGGGCTGTCACGGCAGACAAGATAAGTGTTAATGAGTTATCTGCTGTAGCTGCTAATATCGGCACATTCCAAAGCTCTTTGACAGGAGAACGTGTTCGAATTACAGATGATGTGATTGAAGTCTTCGACGCCAGCAACCAAATCAGAGTTAAGATCGGGAATTTAAACGCATGAGTTATGGCTTTGAGTTTAGAAGGTCGGATGGACAAGTCTATCTTGATACTACCGAGTCTGCTATACGCTTGGTGGCAACTGTTGATGTGGATCGAAACTTCTCAGGCACAATCAGCGTCCCTGAGTTCAGCATTAACAAAGGATCTTTCTTTCTGAAGCCAGTGCTTATGTCCTTTAACCATGACACTGGTGAAGTCTTGGATTTCAATCAAGATCCCCTCCCAGCAAATCAATATTCGGCAAACATTTGGTTTACAACTGGTCAATACCAGCGACCAGATTTGTCATGGGATGAAAGCCAGAAGCAAATGACGGTTACTGTCGGCACTAAAGGAACACCTAACCCTGAAGTTCCTGCTGACTTCCAGATCAAATTTTTCCATTATATCTAGCCATGACATATAGTATAGAAGTCTTCAATCAATTTGATGAACGTGCTCTAGACTTTGAGAGCGTTTATTATGTGCATGAATACGGCTCTTGCATTAGATGGCCCTCTCGTCCAGCAGGGAATGTTGTTACTGGGCCTGATGCTCATGTTGTCTGCCCATTTGGCAGAGGCGTCTATGGTGCAGTAGCTGACAAAGGGCTTATCGCAGACTTTTCATCTGGGACGACAGCTACTGGAGAGCCAATCAACTGGGTATCTAGTGATGACGGTACAACCGTATTTAGACAGCCACAGTTCGCCAGTGACACAACAACGACATTCCTGTACAGGCCGGAAGTATCTGGCAGGACCGACACAGAGGTTCCATCTGTCGTGCCTGACACTCAGACAGAGATATTCTTTGAGGTTCCTACAGACGGCTTGACCCACGCCACAACGTATCTGCAAAAGTACGATCAGTTTGGGATCGGAGTTGTTGGTATTGCTCAACCATATCACACGTTTTATGATACGAATAGCACTCTTAAATATGTATTTGTCCGACCTTCTGAGCCTAACAACGTACCTTCTGAGACCCACGGTATGCAACTGTTTAGGTCTGATGGAAGTAAAGTGTTCGATTCTAGGTTTGAAGTGATAAGTATTAAAGACCACATCTCTATCTCTGAAGCTGATATGAGAGACGTTCTGGTCAACGGTGCAACAAAGACATTTAATATTCGTCAGACGGTTAACAATCCTTATATCTCAAGCGGTGATTTTACGGCACTGACATGGGACAGCCGCCCTGTCCGTGAGATACTTACCCTACCTAGAATCAGGGTTGTAAACGGTAATCAATTAGTCCTAGATAGACGCCAATACCGAAACTTTCAGCCGGGTGCTGGTTATTTCTTTGATGGGTCATCGGCAGCTACTATTCTGATCGCAGAGATCAATGAACCCTAAATAGGAGATCACAATGAGCTATAAACTATCACAACGTAGTATGAATAACCTCTCAGGAGTTCACCCTGACCTTGTTGCTGTAGTTAAACGTGCTATTGAGATCACAGGACAAGATTTCAGCGTTATCGAAGGCGTCCGTGGCATTGACCGTCAGCGTAAGCTGGTAGCTCAAGGCAAGTCTACAACCATGAACTCACGCCATCTGACAGGCCATGCAGTAGACCTTGTGCCTTATCCTGTGTCATGGGACTGGGAACACTTCTACCCTATTGCAGATGCCATGAAAGAAGCTGCTGAAGAGCTTGAGGTTGACCTTGAGTGGGGCGGTGATTGGCAGAGCTTCCCTGATGGGCCACACTTTCAACTTAGCTGGGATAGCTACCCAAAATGAATGACAAGGAATGGCACTTGAGTAAGAGCGTACCGATTACCTTCATCCTAGCTATTATCGCTCAGACCATTGCTCTTGTGTGGTTTGTAGCTACTCTTAGGAATGATGTGGATATGAACCAATCCCAACTCATCAGGCACGAGACTCGTATCGAAAGTGTAGAGCAGATAGTTCAAAGTCAGGCTGTGATGCTTGCTCGTATTGATGAGAACCTGAAGGCTATCAGAGATGCAATCGAACGAAACGAAAGACAGCCACACCCCTAAGAAGACATGGGCTAGAGAGACAGCCTTTGCTATGATTATCGGGTGTGCAGTTCTAACCTATCAAGATAAGACAGAGGAATTAGAAATTGTCGTATGGCCGGTCACGATCTTTAGCCTTGCTGCTTTTGGTTTTCGCCAACCTACTGTTTCTAGCTGGATGCGGCGCTAGTCCTCTTAATCTCTTGACTGGTGGTGGTCCTAACGTAGCTGCTAATGTGCAAGCTGGTAAAACTAACAACCAGACAGTAGGGACTACAAGTAACTCTGAACAGAAGATAGTAAGACCTAAAGCTAGAGATATTCGTCAGAGTAATGATAGTAATAAAGTCCAAGCTGATGAAGTCCAGACTGTTGTAGTCAACGAAGTTCCTGTGTGGGTAGTATTACTACTAATCCTTGGCTGGTTGTTTCCATCGCCGGGAGAGATCGGTAGAATGATACTACAGCTATTCAAAAGGTAATCGCTAAAC